AGTGGGCTAACTGACCAACTGGTAACGGTGATATATTCTCTCCGCGTGAGATTAAGCGTTTCGCGAAATCAAACGTGTCACTTGAAACAAGAGTCTTCATTTCTGAAATCTCCATTCCAAGATCAGAGCATATATTCCGGTAGGACTCAGCAACTTTATCGCCTGAGATGACAATGTCATCTCCAATCAACATGTATCTCCGATGGTTAAATCGGACCCCAGCTTTCCTAAAAGCTGAGAATACAATAAGATGGTGCGTTAAAGCCATGAGTGGCCATGAACTATATGCTCCCATAGGTTGTCCTACTTCGTATTGGATAATTTCTCCATTAGGAAGTGTGAAAGGATAACCTGTAAGAACATGAAAGTAATCATGGGCAACTGGTCCTAACATTTCACGTAAAAGGTTTTCCTGCAGTTTTGCAGGCATACGATCAGTCGCAGATGACAAATCTAACGAATGAAAGTTATCCTTGAAACGTGAATTGTAATGATAAAACTCTGAAATCCTTCCTGTTTGATCAAAGGTACAATCTGACCTTAGACCTTTAATTACTCTAATTAAGAGTGAATGAAGTGTCCTTAGGGCAAGTTGTGACCAATAATCCAGGATGGCAATGATGCGAGATTTTCCTTCCTTATCGGGAACAACCACAATCTTTCGATAGTGTTTGCCTCCTTTAGGGGGGTAAGATCTACACCTGTTAAGATAACCAGAAAGATTACTAGGAAGTAATCTACTGATTGTTTCAACGAGTGTGTCGGGTAAAACCTGCGCTTCATGCATTACTGAACTCATTGCAGGGCCAGAAGGCCCCATTGATGTTCTAATAAAGGATTCAGGTAAATCAAATGATATCCTCGTTCTCAAATTACAACTATCAAGAAAATCTGCAATCATAGATTGCGGAATTACTTGATCCACTTTCTTCCCTGTATAAGGGGAAGTAATTGGTGTTGTATCCAGAACACCTACATCAGTAAAAATCCTACCCAAAGAGAGTAGGGTTATTACTACCTGAAGATGTCTTGGACTGTGCACACGAATGAATGGAATCCAGTCTTGTAAAAAGACAGGAATACCATCATGCGTTAAGCGCACAGGGTGAGAAACCTTAAGAGGTCTACCCGATATATATCTATACATGGGAGATCTAGCGATTTTCATGTAACGTAATGCATATAAATATCCATTATTGTCACATAATCGACAGAAGTGCCTAGTGTAGATATGTACATCGGGTAACTCAGTTATAATAAGACGTGCTAATTTACCAATTAGACTAGCAAACGAGTGAATCGTTGCCCGTTTAAATTTGGTAAACATGTCTATTATAATAAGTTGTTTGGCAGTTTTTCTTAAGAAAAGAAACTGGGCTTTAAATAAAGCCTAGGTCCC